CAAGGAATGAAACCAACATACTTTTTCTCCAAACCATTCAACAACGGTCAATTTGATTTGTCGGAAAATATGCTTGATGCCTTTGTACAAGATATTGATGACCTATTAAGTTCTAAAAAATAAACAATGCCAACAAATTACGCCCTACGGACTCCAATCTACGCACAGGCAACTTCAACACTTGCTACCACGCAATCTGCAAAGCTGCTTCTGTACAATAGCGGCTCGCTTATTTACACCATTATTAAAAGTGCCACACAAAATGTTCCAGTAATCTTTGAGGTGGCTGAACTGCTTAGAGATTACCTAACCATATCTTTTCCCGAAGACCCGACAACACCATACAGTACGCAATCAATCACCTTCACTTCTACAATCACATTCTATGATGGCCCAAATGGAACTGGTCTGTCCGAAGGTGCTGTCACCACTATTGGTGGCGATGGATGGGAAGCCTATGGTCTTTTTGTAGAAGGGACTAACCCAGTGATTCCGTTTGAGAACAGAGTGAAGCCCACTTGGTTATTGGCAGAGGCAAATCCAACAACAGCTTCGGTGACTGATGATTTCAATATCTATGTTCCCCACAATGTTGAAGGTTATGTGCCCTACATCAACACAACAGGAACAATTGAGTACTTTGAATACAATGGAACAGACACAGAGTTGGTACAAGACAGCATCACTTGCACCATTAACAGAATTGATTGCACCAAATACGGAGAGGGCAACAAGGTTACATACATAAACAAGTACGGAGTGCTGCAAGACCTGTGGTTCTTTTTAAAGAATGTCAAGGCAATCACACGAACAAATGAAACGTATCAAGCCAACACATTAAGCGCAACGGCTACCTACTCTCAGTCGGATGCAACCTCTAAGCTATTCAACACGAAGGCAAAGCAAAGCCGTACATTATCTTCAGGCTACTACCCTGAGTACACCAACGCCTATTTTGAGGAATTGCTTTTGAGCGAGTATGTTTGGATAACACGACCACAAGTAGACCAGCCCAACATTGATGAGATTGTCCCTGTCACTGTAAAGACATCCAATATGACTTACAAGACTTCGGTTAATGATCGGTTGATTGAGTACACTATTGAGTTTGAGGATGCGTTTGATTACATTAACAATGTCCGATAGTGCAGGAGTTACAGCTATATATTGAAAGTGATAGACTGGACTTGTTTAAAGACGAGGCTGTTTCTATTACGCAAACAATCCAAAACGTAAAAGACCCTGCAAAGATTTTCACATCTTTCACGCAGACCTTTTCTGTGCCTGCAAGTTCAAACAACAACAAGATCTTCCAGCATTATTACAACTACAATATCACTGGGGGTTATGATGCAAGAACGAAGAAGGCAGGAAGGATAGAGCTAAATACTATTCCTTTCAAAACTGGACGGATAAAACTTGAGGGGGTTAGTTTGAAGAATAACCTTGCCCACACTTATCGCATCACCTTTTTTGGAAACACCGTTGAATTGCCAGACATTCTTGGTGATGACAAGTTGGGGTCGTTGCCGTTTAGCGAAGCCAAGTACAATTTGACGTATGATGCAGCAACGGTTAAAACTAAGCTGGAGATTGCTTCGGGGGCAAATGCGCATATCATCACACCTTTAATCACTCACACACAGGCACTTTTCTACAACACCGCATCAGCCACACATAATAATGCAGGCAACTTGTATTGGCATAGTGTAAGCGGTACAAATGGCGTGGACTGGAATGAGTTGAAATATGCTTTGCGGCTGTACGAAATACTTGAACAGATTGAAGCCAAGTACACCACAGCAAATGACTATGCCAGCAACATAGCTTTCTCCACTGATTTTTTCAACACCACAAATCCTACGTTATACAACCTGTATATGTGGTTGCATCGTAAAAGTGGGGATGTTGAGCCTGCATCGCAAGTGACATCTTTTCAAACTTTGATTGCTGGGTATTCAACAACGGTGAGTAACATCGTGGTGGGAAATTCTACGATAACAATCCCAGCCAATTTAGTGACTTTCCCCAATCGCATTGTATCAGCAGAAGTGGAATTGCAGAATCCTTCGGGAACAGCTTGCTCTGTTGTTGTAAACTTAAACGGAAGCCCTATTGTAACCTCTCCCTTTGTTGCTGGAAATCAAATCATTACTGTCCCTTCAATGGTTGCCAATGGCATTTACAGCGTAACAATCCAACACGAAGAAGAAGTTGACCAAATTGATGACGTTATCTGGACAATTGATGGCATCGCTTCAGGTTCATCTTATACTGATTCTGTAAACGTAGGGCCAAAGATTCTCGCACCAACCTTTGATTTCATTGTCAGTCAGCAAATCCCTGAGATTTCCATAATGTCATTCCTTACTGGATTGTTCAAGATGTTCAACTTGGTTGCATATGTCAATGATGACGGATTGATTGTTGTAAGACCATTAGAGGCCACATCGGGAGTGAACTATAGTTATCTAACTTCAGCAGATGTTAGTGGTTTAGATGCGCCCATTGATTACGAAATATCCAAGTATGTGGATGTGACTGAACGTGCGGTCAATATTGCTTTGCCTTACAAGGAAGTCATTTATGCTTATGAAGGAACAGGGACATATTTTGCTAAGCAGCACAATCAGTTATTCAGTGCCAACTGGGGGGCTTTGAGGTACATTGGTGGAACTGAAGCTACTGGAACTGGCGGCATTAATTACAACGCATCAACAGAAGTGTACAAAGTCCTTGTGCCATTTGAGCATCAGAAATATGAGAGGATGGTTAACCGCAATGGCGGAGCAAGTACAACCATTCAATGGGGGTGGTCAGTTAATGAAAACCAACAGGCGTATGTAGGCAAGCCTTTGATTTTTTACGCTGTAAAGCAAAGCACAGGCACGACAGCCATAGCATTTCAAGAAGATGTCAATGAAACCGATTCAGTTAGTAATTATTGGATTCCATCAAACAGCCTTTACTTAGACCCAGCAACAGGCAAACAGAATATCAACTTTGGTGCTGAGTTGAATGAATATGATGATGGCTCTGATGAGTTTACAGACACCTTGTTTTCAGTATATCACAGCGAATACATCATTGATGTCTTTAATGAAAGGAGAAGAATCACACAGTTGACTTCTTATTTGCCATTGCGTATTATTTACAACTTTAAGCTAAATGATACATTCACCATCAATGCAGAAACTTATCTAATCAACTCCGTCACGACTGATTTACAAAGTGGTAAAAGTCAAATGGAATTACTCAATCAAGTATGATCAAGAATATTATTGACTTGCTACAATTAGCAAAAGGAGAATCTGAAAACATCAGAATTGCACAAGGCAAAAATGCCCTACCAACAGACTTGAAGTCAGGAATGAAACTATTAAAAAGAACAATAAAATGGCAGTAACAAACGAATACACCTTAAAAATTTCCGTCAAACAAGCGCAAGCAAATGTTGATGAACTGAACAAATCACTTGCCGCACAAAAAGACCTTATCAAAGACCTTACTGATGAGGTAAGTGACTATGAGGACAAGTTGGGCAAGATGGATTCAAGGGATAAGAATCGCATCAAGAAAACTGAGGAACTCATTGCGGTCACTAAAAAACAGTTGACGGAAGAAAAGGCAGGATTGAAGGCGGTCAATGCAGATAGAAAAGTTGCAAACACTCAACTCAAGGAAGCCAAGAAAAACCAAGCAGACTTTGGCGGCATAATGGGTTATGTAGATAAGCAGACAGGCGGTGCTGTTTCTGGGATGAAAAAGTTTGTTAGCAGCATAGGGAAGGCAACCAAAGGTATGAAGTTGCTTAAAGTTGCAATCATTGCCACAGGCATTGGTGCTTTGTTGGTTGCTATCACTTCATTGGTAGCCCTCTTTAAGCAAAGCGAAGAAGGCCAAGAAAAGATGCAGGAGGGTTTGGCAGTTATCGGTACTGTTGTGAAGCAAGTGATGGACTTGTTTGCTGACTTAGGTAAAAAGATATGGTCGGCCATAACAAATCCAATGAAAGCCATCAAGAAGTTAGGTGGTATGATTACGCAATTTATGGCAAGCCCTTGGGACTTTGTAAAAAATACCATCAAGGGTGCTACCAAAGCGGTGAAAGACTTTGCAAAGGAAACAAATAAAGAGGTAAGCCAAATAAGGAAAATCACTAAGGAAAGGCAAAAAGCACATCACATTGAAAGGGATTTGATGGTTGAACGTGCAAAAGCCAACAGAGAGATCAATGACATCAGGCTACAGGCAGAAGATAGAGTCAATAATACTGCAACGGAAAGGATTGCCTTATTAAGAAAAGCGCAAAAGATTGAAGAAGGAATAACACAAAAAGAAATTGCTGCCAAAAAATTATTAGTCAAGGCCCAGATTGCTGAGATGGCAATGGGCAAAAACACTATTGAAGAAAAAGATAAACTTGCCAAGATGCAAGCCGAGTTGATTAATCTTGACACAAAAAAACTAAGAAGCCAAAGGCTGTTGCAGACACAAATAACAACTGCACTTAATGAAGAAGCGGCAGCAAAGAAAAAAATTCTGGATGACGAAGAAGCCCGACTTGCTGCTGAACAAAAAATTGTTGACGAGAAAATTGCAGAAGATTTAGAAACTGAAAGGCAACGATTGCAAGACCTTGAAGATTTAAGGAAAGATTTTTACACAAAACAAAGGCTGGAACAAGCTGCAAGCCTTGAAGAAGAAATGACATTGCGTATGCAGATTGCAATGAGTGAGATAAAAGCTACGGAGGACAATTTTCAACTTCGGGCCGATATGCAGGCTGCTTGGGATGCGAAAATAAAGGAGGCAAGGGAAAAAGATGCAGCCAACGCAAAAGCCCTTGACCAATCTGTGTTGAATGCTAAACTGGATGCTGCTGCACAGGCATTTGCTATAGTAGGGGCGATGTCGGAGAAAGGCAGCAAGTTGGCAAAAGCAATGGCAATCGGCCAAGCCACTATTGCTGGGTTTCAAAGTGTGCAAAATGCTTTCACAACGGCAGCCCTCAGTCCCATCACAGGCGTATGGCCAGCCTATCCATATATCCAAGCTGGTTTGGCAGGCGGTTTTGCTGCTGCTAACATTCGCAAAATTGCAGCCACAGACGAAAGTGGCGGTGGCCCAAAGCCCGATGCAACCCCAACAGCCCCAACGGTAACACCTCCATCAAATCCTGCTAACTTTAACACGGTTGGAGCAAGCAGCACAAATCAATTGGCAGATGCCATAGGTGGTCAGGCTCAAAAGCCTTCAAGGGCATATGTTGTAAGCACAGATGTAACAACAGCCCAGAGCCTTGACAGAAACATCATCTCAGGGGCAACAATAGGAGGTTAATTTACAAAATCAAACAACAAATACGTTATATACATATGAGAATCGTAGAACTTATACTTGACGAGGAACAAGAGGAATCAGGCATTGAAGCAATCTCTATTGTAGAAAGCCCTGCCATTGAATCGGACTTTGTAGCTTTAGCGGCAGAGGAAATCAAACTTGCGGAGGTTGACAAAGAAAAGAAAATCCTGCTCGGTGCTTTGCTAATCCCGAACAAGCCAATTTACAGGGCTGGGGATGAGGGGGAGTATTACATCTTTTTTTCAAAAGATACCGTTTCCAAGGCATCTCAGATGTATTTGAAAAACGGCTATCAAAATAACTCAACACTTGAACACGATAAGGCCCTTGATGGATTGACATTGGTTGAAAGCTGGATTGTAGAGGACGAGGTGCAAGACAAGTCACGAAAGTACGGTCTGAATGTTCCTGTTGGAACGTGGATGGGTGCTGTGAAGGTTAACAATAATGAAATTTGGGATGAATATATTAAAACGAACAAAGTCAAAGGCTTCAGCATTGAGGGCTACTTCGCTGACAAAATGGAAAACCGCAAAGGCGTGGATCATAAAGATTTATCGGAGGATGAAAAACTCTTAGGCAAGATAAAAAACATCTTGACCAATGAGGCAGAATAATAACAACAAAAACAGAGTGTTCATTCAAAGCAGAACCTCACCAACAGGAAGCGACAGAGCTTGCTTGTGTTGGGACACGAACACTTATTCAAAGTCCTGTTGTGATGGGTCAATGCAGGCTCAAGGCATTGGAGTGATAACAAGAACAGACTGAAAATACAAAATCAATTCACAAATACGTTATATAAAAGAATGAAATCAAAAGAAATGTTAAACCAAATCAAGACCCTTCTTAATATAGAGGTAAAACTTGAGGAAATGAAGTTGGAAAACGGCACTGTTGTTTCAGCAGAGGACTTTTCTGAGGGCAAGGAAATCTTCATAGTCACTGATGACGAGAAGGTAGCGATGCCAGTTGGTGAGTACTTACTTGAAGATGGCCGCTTAGTGGTCGTATCTGAGGAAGGTATGATTGCTGATGTTCGTGAAGTTTCTGATGAAGTTCCTGAAAAGGAGGAAGAAATCACTTCTGACCTTGAGGAAGGCGAAGAAAAGTCGGAGGATGAGTCGGAAGATAAGTCTGCCGATGTAGGTGACTGGGAAGGAATGGAAAAGCGGATTCAAAATCTTGAAGATGCTATTGCTGACCTAAAAGGTGACAAGGAATCCAAGATGGAGGACGTACAAGAGGAAGAAATGTCTGATGAATCACAACAGCCATTGAAGTCCAGAACTGTCAAGGAGGAATTTGCTGAAGCATCAGCCGAACCTATTAAACACAATCCCGAAGCTAAAGCTGAACAGGCAACCAAGCGAGAATTTGGCAAGGGTAAATTCAACACCACCTCGCTTGAAAGAGTACTTTCAAAACTAAATAAATAAAAAGATGAGTAATTCAAAAAAAGTAAACTTGGCAACCGTCACTGCGATTACGACCACTTATGCGGGCGAATTTGCAGGCGATTATATAGCCGCATCACTTCTTTCAGCTTCCACTATTGATGATGGTGGTCTAACGGTAAAGGCAAACATCTCCTTCAAGGAGGTAATCAAGAAACTTGCTACAAACAGTTTGGTTGCTTCTGCTTCTTGTGACTTCTCGCCTACCAGCACTGTCACTCTAACTGAGCGCATCATTCAGCCAGTTGAACTTCAGGTTAACCTACAATTGTGCAAGTATGATTTCGTTAACGATTGGGAAAGTCAGTCAATGGGCTACGGTCTTGGTCAGACGATGCCTCCTAAGTTTTCCGACTTTATGTTGGCCCACGTTGCAGCAGAAGTTGCCCAGAACACAGAGCAAAATATCTGGAGAGGGGACACCGCAGCCGCTTCAGTTAATTCCTTTGATGGGTTTGAGAAGCTGATCGCAGCCTCCGCAGCCGCAGGGGATATTCCAGCAGCACAACAAGTAGCTGCCGTTGCTGGTGGTTTGGATGCCGCTAATATCATTGCTGAGATGTCCAAAGTAGTTGATGCAATTCCTGCTTCTCTTTATGGCAAAGAGGACTTATTCCTTTATGTAGGTTCAGCAGCAGCTAAGTTCTACGTTCAAGCTCTTGGCGGTTTTGCTGCTAATGGTCTTGGTGCTAATGGTGTATCAAATATGGGTACACAGTGGTGGAACAACGGAAGCCTATCGGTCAACGGAGTGAAAATCTTTGTTTGCCCAGGTATGTCTGCTGACAAGATGTATGCCGCAGAACGCAGCAATCTTTACTTCGGTACTGGTCTTCTAAACAACACCAACGAAGTTAAGTTGTTGGATATGGCGGATTTGGATGCTTCTAACAATGTTCGCATCGTGATGCGTTTCACCAGTGCTGTCCAGTTTGGCATCGCTTCTGACCTCGTAGAGTACGCATAATTGCATAATAACAACACAAGGGGTAAGTGGGTATTAACTTACTTGCCCCTTTTTTTTTAATACAAATACAAAAATATGGCTTGCTTACTAACTACTGGACGGAAAGTCCCCTGCAAAAGTGCCTTCGGAGGCATCAAAACGGTTTATTTTGCTGACTACGGTTCTCTAACCGCTATTGCAATTGATGCTACCACCAAAGAAGCTACCACTACTGGCTCGGCAACTTGGTACGAATACGATGTGAAAGGAAATTCCTCTCTTGAAACTACTGTGACAAGTAGCAGGGAGAATGGTACTACCTTTTATACGCAATCGTTGAACTTGACCTTGACGTTCCTTGATGCTCAGACACAGGACGAATTACAAACCCTTGCAGTTGCTCGCCCATACATTGTGGTTGAGGACTATTATGGAAACAGCTTCCTTTGTGGTTATGAAAACGGAATGGAATGCACAGGCGGTACTGTTGTAACAGGCGCAGCCGCAGGCGATCTTTCTGGATTCACACTTACATTTGAAGGAATGGAAGAAGCTGCTCCATTCTTCTTGGCCGCAGCCGTCACAGGTGATGCTACTCAAATAGACCCAACGGCAACTGCTCCCCCAGCCCCTTGATGAATTTGTGTTTTAGTTAAAAATCAAGCCTCCTTAATCGGGGGCTTTTTTTTTGGACATCCAATTCTACAAATTGCCTTGTTTTGTGCGTTATATAAGAGATGATAATTCTCACCACAACGGCTGCGGCTCAAACCCTTTCGGTCATACCGAGGGAATATGACAACAGTGAGTTTGCAATGTCCATTAGAGATGACCAGACTAATGTTAAAGTGGTATACACTTCTAACACAGGAGTGATCACTGGAAATTATCTACAATTTAGCAAGGCATTCTTTCCTGTATTGGTTGAAGGCCATTTTTTTGATTTACACCTTTATGTTGACTCCGACACTTGGTCAACCAACAACAACTTTTGGAATATGTATGACGTTATTTGGAACTTAGCTGCTGACCACATACAAAACATCTTTCGTGATAAAATATTTTGCACCGACCAAACTATTGACCAGTCGGAGAATGATTATTACAAATTGGATGAGGGCCAATATGTTGAATACGATGGGTATGTAAATAATGAAACGCTTGACGAGGGCGTACCTGAAACTTTTATTGAATATGATGGTTTCAATAATACTTATGACATACCACTATGAAAAAACAAGAGAGAAATAACAAGGGGCAATTCAAAAAGGTTTCAAAAACCTCAGAATTTGGATTTGTAAACTTAAGCACATACACCAGTCCTGAAATCAAAGAAGTTTCTGGCAAAGAGTGGATTGAATATGGTGCTGACAACAACTATTTTCAGTATCTCATTGACCGATACAATGGAAGCCCCACCAACAATGCGGCAATCAACGGCATCAGTCAAGCTATTTACGGAAAAGGGATTAACGCTACAGACGCAAACAGAAAGCCTAACGAGTATGCTCATATGATTTCTTTGTTTAAGAAGGACGTTGTAAGAAAGTTATGCTATGATCTGAAGCTAATGGGTCAGTGTGCGGTTCAGGTTC